AACAAATAGAAAATATATTAAAAAATGGATAAAAAAAACAACATTATTGACATAAAATTTATTTTTGATAAAATTATAAGATACGAAAAATTAGGGTTTAGCTCGGAATATATACACGTAGCCATTAAGGCTTACATAAAAGCTCAATTAGAATTAGATAACTCAAATAATGAGATTAAAACAAAATAAGGACCTAATTAATTTAGGTAAAGAAATAGCAAAATATAATACTTTAAAATGTTATACACCTAAAAGTTATAATAAAACAATGAGAATTAAAGCAATTACAAAACGAAAAGCAGGAGATTGGATAGTTGGTACGTTCAAAACCGATTCAGGGCTTTGTTACAAATATGAATATAATGGTAACATCGTTAGAACATCCTGCAAAATTAGAGGAGTAAGACAGGCATTAAAAGAAAGATTAACAAAACCTAACAAATGAAAAAAGTAAAAGTATATCTATCCAATACTAACGCTGTAACCTATCCGGTAGTAAGAAAGGGATTAATTGAAGTACTTAGTAAAATAGAGTACACTAATAACTTTAGAGCAGCAGATCATACAATAGACTGTACTTACTTAACTAAGGAAAAGATGTGCCTAGCAAAGAACGAACTTTTAAAAGAGATTAACGATAAACACAAACGATTAAATATATTAAGATGAAAATAAGTAAAAGATATAAAAAAGAAGACCGTAAAAGATTATGGGCTTCTTATGCCGAAAATGGGGTAAACAAAAAAGCGATGAGTTTTGAGTGGTTCTTAGAAAATTGTTGCTTTGGATATTACATTAAACCAATAACCAATTAAACTAAATAAGATGACAAAAGAGGAAAAAGTAAAGAAAATAATAACCGCAGTTACAAGTGGGTTAAAATCTGATTTATGTAAGGATGGCTATCCGGAATCTCAGATAGACGAACTTCATTCTATGTTGACAACAGCCTTATGTGATATAATCAACGAAACATCGCCAGAAACCTCCTCACTAAAGGCAGAGGTTGAATCCCTCAAATCACAGTTAGCCAAAGCAGAAGAAGAAAAGAGGGAGCTTTTGGATATTTTGACCGATTGCGAATTAGAGATAACAAATCACGAATCAGGTCATAAAAAACAATTTCAAGAATTACACACTAAGATATTAAATGCAATTAAAAAACCATAAAAACAATACCATGAAAACATTTTTAAAATTCAAAAAAAGAAACTGGACAAAATGGCCACATATAATGTTTGTCGAAGAATATGGCACTGGCAATAAAACGTATCAATTATTAGCACGTGTAGATTTAGAAAGCGGTTTAAGAGAATATAAAAAGGTATTTGTCGGAGACAGAACCCATTATTTAGCGGCTAATCTGAATAGTAAATTTGATAATTTAAAAGAACATGAATAGAAAAACATTAAAATCTATACATATTAAACCAACACATATAGAAATAACCAAAAACCTTCCTGTGTATAGGTGACAGGGTAATAAAATGAAAAAAATACAGTATAGTACCTTAGACTGGAAATACATTTTACAGTTTATAGTTCCGATTAAATTTAAAACTAATGCCCATAAAGCAAATAAAGAAAATCCTGGATGTACTTGGTGGATGTACATGGGACATTGTTTTAATATTAAATGGAATTAAACCTAATCAACAAACATGAAACCAAACTATAAACTCTGGCGGCACTTAATACTAACCTTTGACAGATTATTACAATTAGCTATATTTGTTTGGGTGGTTAAGGTTGTGGAGGAAATATTAACTTTAAAAAAATAGATTATGACATTACAGGAGATAATATTAGACTTAGCTATTTTACTAGGTATTATATGGCTAATATACGAAATTAAAAATGCTCCTAATATAGATGAGGAGTAACGGCATCAAGCTAAAAGCTGACCGCCTTTATAAGCGGTTAGTAGGTGGCGGTTTGATTTTAGGTTGTGTTATAAGTATGTATTTTAAATTTTAATTTTATGAACGAGAACATTATTAAAGAAACTGAAACTCTAATGGCACATAAAGCCTATGAGATAATTAACCGAGTTATTGACACAGCCGAGCCGAGATTGCTTGCTGATCATAGAGAAAACGTGAGCTTGTTTGCTCCAAAATACTTTATTAAATATCTGCAAAAATATTTTGAAAACAGCTATCAAATTGTAGGACAAAAAGAGACAAGCCAAATGACATTTAGAGGCTATGAAATTAGATTACACCCATATAACGAGGTTGTTTTGGCTCACTTGGACTATGGAATATATTTAAACGAGCAATTAATTAATAAAATTAAAATTTAAAATATTACTTATAACGGTTCTCGGCTTGTTGTCAGGCGGGGGATTAGAAACACAAAACTTGAAATTATGATACGAAGATTATTAGAATTACTACACTTGATTAAACCACAGAAACCCCGCTTGCAACAAACCGATGTTAGCGGAAGTGCTTCTCGTAAGTCTAATCCTTATCAGTTGGTTTGGTATAAGCAAGGTTGGTCAGAAAATAGAGTTAAAAAAAACAACTCAAAATATTGGGAGTGGGAAGTAGTTCACAATGGATTTAGGTGTTCATAGCATTGCCGCTAACTACTCGCTAAGTACAAATTTTATAACATGAAAAAAGTAACAATATCAACAACTTACAATGTTAAGTACTTCGTATCAGATGACATTTGTCTTACTGAATGTGGAAAGTACATAAACGTAAAGAAAGGAATTGAATTGAAAACGTTTTTAAGAGGCAATAAAAAGGCTATCTATGTAAATGGGGTAGCACAATTCACGGAGGATTTAAAACCAGTAGAACGGATTGTATGTCCGTTTTAACTTTGAGATTTCACGATAAAGTAAATAGATATGAAAATAACAGTAGCAAAAATTAAAAAGAAACTCGAAAAAGAGTACGGGTGGGGTAACATTTGCCTTGAACAAAACGAGTGGTTTATTAATGAAATAATAAAAGATACTTTAAAAATAATAGACAAAGAGCTTTTGTTCCATCAAAATATTTCAATTAAAAAGTAATTAATCCTTACTTAAATACTCAGCTATCTTCTGATAGACTGATTCAGGATTGCCAACAGCATAAATAATTCTACCGGAATCAAATACTATTTCGGTAGCCCATCTTTTTTGAACACCATTCTTAGGTACAAAACATCTAGGGTTAAGTTGTGCTACTGTTTCAACTTCAAAGTTAATACGGGCTGATTCCTTTTCATGTTCATCTATAAACACACCTTCGTTTTTTAGGCGTATTTCATCCACTTCTGAAAGTTCCTCAGATGTTTCTAGGTTTCTAGTAACCTGACAATAAACGTCTATTTTAAACCAGTCTGTCATGAAAAAATCCTAATAGCTTTAAGCCCTTGTTTTAGTCTAACCTTGTTAATATCCGATTCCTGTCTACGCTTTTCTTTCATGAACTTGCTTTGTGGCATTTGGTGGTATTTTCCGCAATCCTTACATTTAAACTGAACATTCATTGTGCCACTTGCTGTTACCATGTGTCTATTAACAAACGTCTTAGAACTGCCACACTCAGGGCAATTACTCAAATATCCTATTGGTCTTCTGCCAGTCTTAGGTTTAATATGGTTCTTCATTCTGCCCCATACCCTCTCAAGTTCTACAACGTCTTTTTTGCAATAAGTAACCATTTTAGTTAGACTAGGCTTATGATTGTATAAGGTTATTTTAACCCACATATCCCAATCCGTTTTTATTTTACCAGTACTGCCTGTTATTTTTGAAAGGTAGTCTAACCTATTAGAGTTTAAATTAAACTGTTTACGGGCTTGTTTTAACGTATCTACGGTGTTATACTGTGGCATCATGTCCAATCCGTGAATAAAGCACCTTCCCCTAATCCATTTAATGTCGAATTTATCCCCATTATGGGCTACATTTCATCGGCTTGGTTTAGGATTCTAAGGAAGGATTTAATCATTGATTTGTCGCATTTGTTTTTATCCCAATTAAGAGAGTAAACTTTGGACTGTCCCTCCCATTTATAACAAATGCAAATGATTTTGCATTCTTCTAGTATTTGATTGTACCCTACGTGTTTATTGTAACCACAGGCAAAGTCCCCTATGATATTAAACGAAGTTTCTATATCGAAAAAGAGGCGTTTTATTTTAGCCATTTGGTTGGTTTATATGTGCAAATATAAACGAATAATCCGAATAATTAAATAAACTATTAGTAAAGCAAAGAAAATATAAGCACTAACAATTAAAAATGATTGCCACCGTGTTAACTCGTTTACTTTCTTTTCTATTGTCCTATATTGATACTTGGATTTAGTTTCTTGCAAAGTCTTAATGACTGCTTTTAAACTGTCAGCCTCACAAGTAAAGGTTAATTTGCCTTTAGACTTATTTACGGACATTTTAAGACCGTTTTTTTCTTTGACTATCTTAATGATACTATCACACGGATTGTTGATTATAATTGAATCTTTGGGGCTTGAAATATACAAAGTAGTATCTTTGTAGATTATCTCGGTTCTTTCTGATATACTATCCTTACTCTGGCAGTACTTTTGTAAATAGTGGTTCTTTAAAACGCCACAACTTGAGGTGATACAAGTTAACCACAAAATAGTAACTACGAATAGAACCCAAACAAACCAATTATTGTTGGGCGTTTCCTGATTTGTATTTGCCGATTGCATTTGAAATATCTCCTAATGAATAAATACCTACTAAAATACCTGCATAAACTAACCAAATGAACACTAAAATAATCACATTATTCGGTGCTATTTCTTTGTTTGTTATTTGTGCCGCCTCCCAAGTTGCATAAGCGGCTAAAATCTTTTTAAGACTTAACCCCTTGTCATCCATAGCAAGGGAACTAATTAACATACCTATCACCCTGAATGGGTAAAAGAATAATGTTTTAATCCAAAGTTCTTTTTTTTCTTCCATTAGCCTATTTTTTTTACTTGCTTTATTAATCTGTCAGGTACATAAGCAACGTGAACCCAACTAAAATCATATTCATTAATTAACTCTGTAAACTCTAAATTATCCTTAATGTAGTTAAACAGCTTTTCGTTTTCTTCTTTACTTCCGGCAGTCATATCAATAGCTGAGCCGTGCCTGTGCCAACTTGTATCTTTTGAGCCAACCGCATCATTTAAAGCTTTGCATCTAAAGAACGAGTTAACCCTAATCGGTTTGCCGTACCACTTTCTTAAAGGCTCAAAACAATGACTAGCCACCATTACCATAGCCGTAAATTCAGCCTCGTTAGGTTCGTTTTTAATCCCTAATCTTAACGCTGTTGGACTTATTATAGCCTCATCAAATGTTATGTGTTCAGATATATTCATTCAATAAAATTAAGAAATATATTCTAATTTATCAACCCTCTGTTTAAGTTCTTTGTGGTCATCCTTCAAATTATTGTGGTCTATTGCCAGACCTTTAATCTCGATTTGAATCTGTTGAACGGCATCGGCAATTTTGATTAATTGCTTAACCATTAAAGCTCCTATAAAACCAACAATAGAGAGCAATATTGTAATTAATAAACTAGAGGTCATAAATTAAACTGATATTTTAAAGAATCTATTTTAGCCTTTCTTTTTTCCATTGTGTCCATTATTCCAAACGAGAACAATCCACCTACTATACTACCCCTTGCATCGGCATCTAAATCCAAGCCTGATTTTGTGCCTTTGTGCATCATTCCGTCATAGATGTACTCTTTACCCATACCTACTAAGAAACTAGCCCCTAATCCGATTAAACCGCTAATTACCGGGCGTTTAGTAACGTAGTAAGCATTAGAACTAATAAAAGCACTCATGTTAACCGAAACAGTATAATGGCAATCAAAATCAGTAATATTGTATTTACCCACTTTAAACATTGTAGATTGTGCGTTCATCCCGAAAGCCACAAACAGTATTAAAATTGTTTTCATGTGGTAAATATACAATTATTTATTATATAAGTGTTTTCATTATTGACGTCTAACAAACCAAAATGTAATATTAAAAGCTTGTGCAAGTGGATTAGTTGCCCATGTTGGCGAAACCAATTTCGGCTCTATTTTATCACCTGCACTAACATTTTGACTTAATCCTGTAGCGGTGTATGTGTTTATTCCGCTTGTTGCGCTAAATGTTATTGAGGTGCTTAAATTTGTCGTGCTACCATTAACTGCAATTTGCAAAGTTGTTGTTTCAGCACTTGCATTTGTATTAGATTGTACACTGTTTAATGTCCAACCAATTAAAGTAGCGTTATAAGGAATATAAAAAGCACCATAAGAAACTCCCTGTGGAGAATATCCTGAAACGTTCCCCATAAAATAAGTTGTTGCATCTACAGGGTTATATGTGTTTGTTGTAAATGCTACAGGTATAAGCGCATCACTAAGCACAGCTAACGTTCCTGTGTTGCCTGTTGTTATGGTCTTTGTTGCATTTGTTATTAATGTTGTATTACCTAAAATATTAAGAGAGTTAGATAACGTTGCCTGACCTGTAAAAGTAGATGAATTTGCTACATTTAAATTTCCTGCTGTTGTGATTTTCATAGCCGTAAGACTTGAATTATTAACAGCAAAATTAATAGCGTTATTTGATGTAGTTCCTATGCACATATCACCATTCTGAGCTGTTAAATAAACTGCATTAGGTTGTGAAAAAACCGCGCTGCCCGTGTATGTACTGCTATTCATCCCAAAGTTACCATAGTAAGTTGTGGCAGTTCCTTGGTCGTTACTAGCAACAAAATCAGTACTAGCTTGATTTCCATTTGATGAGTTTTGTAAAATAGCCTGATAATAGTTATTTGAACTACCTTGACTAGAAATCCATACATTGTTATCTGTATAAGTTAACGAGCCTTGCATTATTTTACCACCAACAGTTAAACTAGTATTAGTAGTTACAGCACCTTTTAATAAAGAAGTACCATTTACTGTTAAATTTCCAGTGGCTAAAATATTACTAAAAGTAGTAGTTGATTTAGGTTGTGGCACTTGTGCCAATGCCAATACAGGCATTAATAATAAAAATACTATCTTTTTCATTGTTAGTTAAAGTTTAAAAGTACTTGAATAGTTCCTGCTGCATTCGTGTTTTTAGTAAATACAATTCTGTAATACTTAAAAGCTACGTTTGTTAAAATACCAGTCATTACAGATGAACTCATTGTGATAGTAAAACTAGTATTATCAGAGTTTAAAACGTCTGAAAAACTTGCCGTATCTTTACTATTAGATTGTTGTAATTTAATAGTTGAATCAGTTGTGCTTAACCCTGTACCGATTACTTGAATAGACATATTATTAATAGTTAAATTGTCTTTTAACTCAATAATTCCGGTTGTGAAGTCTGCTGTTGCCGAAGTACCTGATGGTACTATGTTTTGAAGAAATGCCATTTTTTAAATTGTTGTTATTGTTGTTATTACTTGTGGATTATACTGTACTGGTGGTGAGCATATTTCTATTTTTATAATCTCTACACTCACCGATATAGTGTTTAATATTTGTACCGTTACTGTCATGGTAAATAATTAGGGGCTGCACTTTTTAATACTGTTGTTACCTCTATTCCTGTTTGACCTAAATTCTGAACACTTGAAACATAATCAGAAGTTGCAGTTAATCTTATACGAACCTCAGCATACAATTTACCCTCTATATCTTTGGTATCTTGACGGTGAATAACTATATCAACTTTACCTGTAATAGGGTCATAAACCGTAATACCGTATTTACCAGCGTTTGACTTCTTATAATTAGCTACTAAAACCTTATCTTTACCACTTAATGTATAAAGGTAAATTTCATAATCATCTAATGAACTAATCGCATAAGGGTTAGTACCGTCTGTTATTGTAAGTCTAACAGTTATGTCGCTATTTTGTACTATATTCATTATAGTAATAAGTAATAAACATTGATTTTAATTTGTGAATTTCCTGCTGTTGGGTCCCCAGTCTGAACTTGGACTTTTACGCTTTTACTAGCTATTAACTGAGTATCACCTGCCGCCACAGCACTAACCTTTAAACGTCCCATATAAGTACGTGTTGTTGTAGCATTTAAACCAGCCAAAAACTCGACCTGAGGCTGTCCTGCTGTATCTGTAATTAACTGTACAGTAGTGTTAGTGGCATAAGCAACAGAATTATACGTAACCGTCATTACCGCATGATTAACTACGATGGTTTTACCAGTAACTGCTGGAATAATCTCTATTGGTGTAGTAAATAAAGTTAAAACGTTTGCCGTTTCTATTGTAAGTGATTTATGAAACACGTTACCCTCTAAAGAGTCCCAATAAGTAGGGTCAAAAGCACCAACTGGTTGGTTAGAATTAGCCATATACCAATTACCGTCATACACAGTTATTTCTCCAGAATAATAGGCTTTAGTTGCGTCATACTCGTGCAATCCTATTAAATTTGTGTCAGTTGTTTTATTAACAGATGAATCGTTAACATTTGTTGCAACCTCTCTTAAAAGAGCTGCCGTAATTGCTCCAGTTGTATTATCCGCTAAGTTGGTGTCAATCTTAGACTGTAAATCTATTCTACTTTGTGTTGCCATTTAAAAAAATGCTAAACTAAATTCTAAATCAAATGCTGCCCCCGAAATCGTTTCTGGGTAACGGGTAGCAAACTTAACATCACCTGAATTGTAATAATTAACAATATCGTTGTTTTGTTCATCAACTAAAATTGTTAATCCCTCAAGTTTGTTAAATATCAAATCTGTGATATTATCATTTAACTTAATAATATCAACAGCTTTACTAACATCTCCATAATATCTTAACGCAATATCAAACAATGTCTGTCCGTTTGTTATTGTTATAGATTTTACAGCCATATTAATACAAAATTACCTAATTGTGAGTTTTTTAATATATAATAGTTACAAATTTATACGTTCAATATCGTAGTATAAATTATCAAAATCCTTAACAATTACAGAGTTTATTTTGTAACCGTCTGCCTGTAATTGTACGCTGATTTCACGCCTGATTTGAAGTTGCTGTCCTGAACTACCCTTGTACCGTACTATACCCATTCCGCATAAAGGGTGTTGTTTCCATGCCCCTAAATACGTGTTTAGGACTAATACCGAACTTTGGTAATCTGATTCTGTTACCTTAAAATCACCACTATCTGAGATTGTGATGTCTAAATCATCGTCTAAAAGTATGTCTGTTGCTGCCATTATGCATTTACACTTTTAATTACTGCAAATCTGAAAACAGGAGCCTCTGATAAAGAACCACCCGAAGTATTACGTAAAGTCAAAGTAGCTGAACCTGCACCTGCTGCACAAGCAATAGTATAAGCCCCAAGTGTACCACCCGAAATATGAGTAAACACCACTAAGTCATTGGCTGCAATAGTTGTGTTTGTCCACGTACTATTAACCCCTGTTTGAGATGCTAATGCATCAGCAGCAAATTGTATTGTACCTGTTGTTTTACTTAAAGTAAATGCAGTAGCTTTTGATGTTGCCTGAGTTACTGTACCTCCTGCCCCTGTTGCATATCCTACACCTGCTGTACCACTTGAAGTGATTGCCCCAGTGGCAGCTAATGAAGTGCCTGTGGCTGCCCCGATATTCGGAGTGGTTAATGTTTTACCTGCTAATGTTTGTGTACTTGTTAAGTCAGCATAATCACTAACTGTACCTGCATCGTTTTTACTTGCTAACCTTTTAGTTGTTGCATCGATATAAACTGATTCTACACCTGCGGCTGGGGTGGTTATTGATGCCGCTGCTATTGCTGTTAAATCTAATTGTGCCATATTATATTATTCTTAAACGACCTCCTGAGCCGATTGTTAATTTTATACCTGAATTGATTGAGTATTTTCTGCTTATTACTGAACCATAACCAGCAGGGATATTTTGATTTGCAGTTACTGTTAATTTATCTATGTTTAAATCTGGTACAACATAACTAACCTTATTGTTGAAAGTATTCCAGTCCGTTGAAGTTAAATATCCATCTGCTCCTGTTGCTGCTGCCCCTAACTTAGTTTTAATCGTTGCTGTTGTTTCATCTCCCGAATTAGTGCTTGATGTGTTACCTAAAATGGTTAACTGTGCATCTGTAACATATCGCTTATTGGTACTATCCGCTATATCTGCTGTGGTAGCATCTGCCCCACTTGTAACCAATCCTTTTGTATCGTATGTAATCTTTGTTTTTGTAGCCCCAGCTATTGCTACATTTGCCGTTACTTTTGCGGCTAAATCAGTTGTTAAGTTTGTAATATCCGATTGTGCGTGTGTATGAGTACCGTTTGCTTTACTATTCCAAGTTGTTTTCTCGGAGTCTGTGGTGAATCTATGTGTACTATCTTCTGTAACTTTTGTAGCCACAACACTATCAATAGTCATTACAGTACCACTTCCACTAACGGTAATATCTCCATAATCGGCATCTGCTAAACTTGCACCAGATATAACAATGTTTCCACTACCTAATAAACTTTGGCTGTTTATTGTTTTAATATTAGTACCACTAACTAAAGTATCTTGCTTTTCGTGAATAGCTTTTGAATCTGATTGATTGGCTAAAAACACTAATGCTCCACCAGTTAAAATATAATAAGTACCTGTGTGTGCGGATTCACCTTTAATGTAAATACGTGATTGTTCTGCCCATGAATAATTAACATCACTCAAAGAATCACAATAATAAAAATTATTTCCAACTACAATATAACTCATCCGTTGCCGTGTTTAACTGTTGTACTTTCTACACTTGCTTTTAATATATTTGTTAGTGTTGCTGTTGCTGCTGTGAATGCCGCACCTGATGAACTAACACCCCCCAATGCAACAATAGAAGCATCAATCGACGTTAAAGCTGTTGTTATTGCCGTTTTTAACGTAGTATTCCTAGTATTTATTTCATTCAGTAACTCAACTACTTTTATAACTCCGCTATTATCACTACCGTTTAAATGAATCTCCGAAACCTCTGAAAACATAGCCACATAAGCCACAAATTCAGGCGTAATGGTTACTATCACCTGACTGTTAACCTTTGGAATGATATAAAATCCTGTTTGGTTTTTAGCCATTAATTTAACACCCATTAATTCAGCCCCACCGCCTACAGGCTCACAAACGCACGTTTTGCGGGTTGTATCAATAGACTCAACAGTACAAACAATAGAGTAAGTATCGTCACCGTTTTTAACAGCTAGTTTTAAAGCGTCTTTTATGTCAGTTAAATTACTCATACCTTTTGTTCTATTTCTATTTCCTGTCTACTTCCCTCCATGCCCCAACTTCTTTTAACTCCCTTTACCAAGTAATTACCATCCCTTTCAGGCATCTTTTTACTAGTCAGTTTAACAATGTCACCAGCCGTTACATAAGGCTCACCAAACGTAACAAAAGAACCTTTATAACCTGTGTACTTTAATTTAGCTAGGTTTTCTTTACCTATCTTTTCTGTATCCGGTTTTGGTTTTGTGGTGTCCCAATATACGTGAAACGTACGCTGAGAACCATCCGTATCGCCGTATGTATATTCAGTTACGTTATTGTCTTGGTCTATTAATTTAACAACTATCTTATAAAAAATATCATCCTCAATTTGATAAATTAGGTTTGAATCGTCAATTATATTGTTCTCAAATTCAAATTCTACTGTATTTCCGGTTGAGGCATCAGAAGGAAAACCAACGTGTAAAATTGTATCACCTATTTCATTATTCCTAAAATAAGAATAAAGTCCGTATGTAGAACGTAAATCTTCTAAAATACGACTTACTGAAACATTTGTATAAGCCCTTTTGGCTAGTTGCATATCTAAACATTCGTAATGTATGTAATCGGGCAGAATTTCGTCTAATAAATCATCTAAAGAATAAGTATCTACAATTATTCTTGGTTTTTTAAGTCTTGTTTCTTTACCTTTTTTACTTATTTTTGATGTTATTACAGTTCTTTTTGTTGGGAATATAATATTAGTATTTTTAAGTAAATACATTTCATCTTCACACTTTATTTCTAGTGGTACTTTTGCCCCAATATCAGAAATATAACCTTTAAAAATCAAATTAAGATTAGGATAGTAACCGTGTTTAACAGTTATTTCATCGCCTTTACGTAACAATGCATTATCACCTGTGAATATATTTAAACCTTCTTTATTTATATTACGGGGGAATACCAATTTAAAATAGTCAGTTAAGTTTTCCCAACTTTCAGAAGTAGAGGCCTCATGCACGTAATCAAACTGCACTTCGCCACCACTTCCGTTAATTGTAATATTTGTGTAAAGTCTTAACATTAAAATGTAATAGATGGTACTGATGTTTGCTTTTCAGAGTATTTAATCTCGAATGGTTCATCACTTAAACAATTCATTGAAAAGTCAATAGTATTCCTAGCCCCCTCATTTTGTGCCAATCTATAATCTAAAACAACCATAGAATTGATTTGAAACATATCTAAAAAGTTACTTGCAACCGGAATAGCTACATTTGCTTTTAACATAGCGAATACACTATTAATGTAAGCAATATCACTCTCAAATGGTGCTACGTTATTGTATTGTGATGTTATTTTACCAGATATTGAAATCTGATAATCACCATCTGATATGTATTCTTTTACTGTCCCATTTCTACCCTGTACGGCTGTTGTAACTATATTACGTGTTTGGTTAACCTCAATTAACACGGTTTCAAAGTCTATTTCTGAACCTATATTAACTGTCTGTCCATTATTATCAACATAACTGAATGCAGGAATCCTAACAATATCATAAGACGGCGTACCTAACCATGATTTTTTATCTGGAAAAGCACCCTGTTCAATAGCTACCTTATCCTCATCTACTTTAAAGAAAACAGGTTTAATAAAACGATTTGCTACGTTCTTTACTTGTAAGGTTACCTGTCCTTTTGGATTTAACCCCTGTGATTTATTTAATGTACTTTGTGGCATTATGTTGCTCTTGCTAATATGTTAACGTCATTTACAGCCTCTAATAAAGCCTTTGCTACTTCTTCACGTATCTTACTCGCACTATCACTTAAATTAGTTGTTTGAATACTTAATTCCTCAACTAACTTGGTAATATTAATAATTATTGATTGTGGTTTTGCTCCGCTTATTTCAGTACTTGAACCAAGCGAACCGCCTTTTGCAGTACCCTTTGATGAAGCGTTACCACCGCTTCTGCCTTTAGCCATTATATCTAAGGCTTGATTTCTTCCACCTAAGCTAGCTATTCTTAATTGTGCTATTCTTTTTTCTTCTTCTGTGCTTGCCCTTGCTAATTGCGTTTTTGCCTCTGAGTATTCACCAGCTAAATTTCTTTTCGATGCTGCAATAGCCAGAGACATAGCTTCTGATTTAGACCTGCCTAATTTTTCATATTTAGCAGTTAAAAATTCTACTTGTTTTGTTTCTTCTTGCATTGCAGATGTCATTCTGTTTTTAACAGATTCACTATGCAAGTCTTCTATTGTTTTATATTGACTTATTAATATAGCTAAAGTTCCTATCAATGCACTAACAGCAACTATAATAGCCCCAACTGGATTAGCTGCCATTGCAATATTTAAGGCTAATTGAGCCGCTTTTAAACCAGTAGTAACAGCCGTCCACGTTTTAACTGCCGCAACTATACCAAGTATTAAACCAGTCATTTTACCTAGAAATATTAATGTTTCTTGGTTTCTATTAGCCCAAGCCAGCATTTTACTAAGCATTCCTATTACGCCTGCTATTGTTGGTTTTAATCTATCATAAAAACCAACTAATGTATTTGTAAATTGGTCACCTAAGTTGCTTAACTGACCCCCTATTGCTTGTGATTGTTTTTCTAATCCTCCATAAAACATACCGCCCTTTTGAGCAGCCTTTTCAAAAGAAGCGGATAATTGCTCATAGGTAATATCCATGCCTCGTAATTTCTCAACGGTTTTACCTGTTGTTTTTGCTAGCATTTGATAAATTGGTATTCCAGCAAAAGCAAATTGTTTTACATCCATTGCTGATGCCTTACCTAACGTTTTAATTTGTTGTAAGTTTACAGCCATCCTAGATAGTTCATCACTACCACCGCCAGTTGCCGCAATAGCATTACCCAAATTCATAACCATTGCTCTAGCTTCATTTGCAGAAGTTCCTGCGCTAATTAACATAGTATTAGCCTGAGTTAAACTAGCTACGTCAAATGGTGTTTTTGCTGCATCTTCTTTTATTTTATTAAAAGCAAGAGAAGCCTCGGCTTGAGTTCCTAATAATGTTTCTAATTGTAATTTGTAAGCATCAAATTTGGCTCCAGTTTGAACCATCTCTTTCCCAAGAGCAACAATACCAATACCACCAGTTATTGCGGCTATTTTACCACCTAATCCACTCATTGCAGAATCAAGACCTTTAGTCCTGTCTTCCGCTTCTTTCATTTTTTTTGTGAAGCCGTCTTTTAACGCTAAGTAGTATTCTAGTCTTTGATTGCTAGCCATTATTTTTTATCGGTTAATTGTCCAGTATATCTAAGTACCCAATTTATTTGTTCAATTCGTTTACACCATTCGGAATCAGACATCTTTTCTGGGTTTTTATGTTTACCCTTATAAAAAAAAAGGATAGCATTGTTTTTTTCAAACTCGCTATCCCTTAATAAAACTTGATATTTTTCTAATTTTTTTTTAGAGTAGCCTTTTGAACAGCTAAAATATCAATAATTGCATCTTCACAAGCAACAATAGCATCATCATTATTTACAACTAAATTTAAATCATCTCCACCAATGTAAAGATTTTTTAAAGCAGCCTCGATAGCTTTAATGCCATCGTTTGATGCTAATTTACTAATCAATGAACGAGTAGTCCTATCTGGTCTTTTTAAGAAAATAGTAGCTATTTTACTCAAATCGTCTTGGTCTACTGGTACTTCTAAAGTTATAACCTTTCCGTGTTTTAACTTTAAAGATTCTTTTTCCTGTAATAATTCCTCGTTGCTTTTCATAGCTACAAAATTACGACTAACCGTTAAGTCAGTCGTAAATTGTAACTACTATTTTATGCAAATTGTACGTGAGAAATAATTAAGTCAATCTTTGTTTCGATAGCGTTATTGCCCGGCTCAGAAGAACGCATATTGTTAGTGAAACGTACATTCTTTAGTACGTGTCTAACTGTGGTTAATCTGTCATCTAAGTAAGCAACTGGAATATCAAACTCAGGAATATCCTGAATACGTCCGTTTGGTGCAACCGATTGTAAAGCCTCAACCTCACTCATAAGTAAAGTAATTGATGCTGTTGCCTCGATTTGTCCATAAGTACGTGAGTTTGCATAGCGACCAGCCCCCATGATATTCTTCATATCCTGTGTTTCACCGTATTCGATAGCTGTAACACCAAAGAACTGAGTTCCTAAGATGTTTAAGGCAATATCAGCCCATTCATAGGCTTTGCCGTTAATTAATGGTAATATTGGATATGCCATGATTAATTAGTTATTTTGGTTACGTACCCTAGGTTTACAGTAATAGTGCGGCTAACACCAACTGGTAACTCCTGTACTGTGATTTCTAAATTAGAACTTGATAAGATGTCCTGTGTAGGGTCAATACTTGCTTTTGCATCAGATAACTCACCTGCTGACTTCATTTCATCTAAACCACGTTGGCAAAGTTGCTCGTAGTATGCTAATGAATCTTCACGTAAAGTACCGTCTGTGTTTAAATAAACATTACCACCTAATGCAGGGATAAGATAAAAACGCATCTTACGAATTGATTTGTTAATTGTGCGGTTAGCCTCAATATAACAATAGTCATCTGATTGTGAAACCGCGGTCCAAGAATCATTAAAGAATGACCCCTCAACATCCTGTTCTTTTTCACCGTAGATATATCCGTAAATATCTAATGTACTAAGTAATGAATCTGAAATAGCTGTGTATTTTTGACCATTTGCAAAAGCCAATGTATTAAACTCAACACCATTATCAATGTTGAATTTACCACGCCAGTCGATACACTCTTGTACTTTTGATAAAGCTACTGAACCCAACAATGTACCAACCATTCCGATTGATTTTCCGGTTGCGTTGTAAAGTTTTAAACCAGCAGCATCGCCATCTTGACCAATACAAACCGATACGTTACGTGCGGTTAATGACCGTAAAGTAGTTAAACTTCCAACGTCAGCAGTACCACTAATTTCAGCATTTAAAATGATTTCTAAAGGCTTGTTGTTAGTGTATAATGATGCGTAAATAGCTTGTAAAGTAGTACAATGTGCAGTACTGAAAGCGGTTGATTTGTAGTAAATACCGATTTGTTTAATTTCACCTTGTGCAAAGTTTTGCATATCGGTTACATTTGAGAATGTCCCCACATCAGCAGTTGCATAGATACCAACATAAAGAACTCCTTTAGGTTGCATTCTAAAAAACTCGCTAATGTGATAGTGCATAATATCAATATCACTCGCTACACCAGTTACCACGTTTTGAGTTAACGTACCAGCAATAGTACCTGTTACGGTTACTACATACGGTGTACCCGTGTTTAAATAAACACCCTGACCAGCAGCAGCCGTGATAGTTACAGTTGCAGTACTTGGTGATGCTGTAAAACCGTGTGAATAAGTTAACAAGTTAATCTCAGCAGCTAAACGAGATGCGGCAGTTGTTGTGCTTGTTACGTCAGCAGTTACTTGTGTGTAACTTGCTAGGGTTAAAGTCTTACCACTTGCACTTGTTACTGTGATTTTAAATGTATCACCAGCAGCTCCCTTATTTGTGAATAAGTAAGTAGCTGTTGATTTTGTTTCACCTAAACTAGCGTTTGTTATACCAGCATTCTCAGCATCTTCTAAAGAGTACATTTTAACCACTCTTGCAGATGATGTAAATCCTGTTGGCAAAGTTGCACCAGAATAGAATAACATTCCACTTATGTGGTCTGTTCCAGCCAATGGTCGACCTAAACCGCCTTGACCTTTATTAAAAACTAAATTAGTTGCCATTATTTTTTACTTTTTTTAGGCTTTTCTTCTTTCACTTCTTCCACTTCTGGTTGAACTTCTGAATTATCACCGATTAATAATTTACCACCCTTTTTTACTAAAACTAGGGTCTGTTTGTTTTTGGCTGCCCAGTCTCTAATAGCATCACTATCAGTTGTGAAAACTGTGTGAGATTCCAAAGCTACTAATACAGTATCATGTTCACGATTCCACCAACCTAAAGAGATTTGTAGTGCTTTTTCTTCTTTGCTTAAAGGCTTTTTGCCGTCTATGGTTCTTTCCATTTTAAAAAGTTTATAAAAAAACCCCCTCTGGTTTTAGAGAGGGTCTCTTTAGTTATTAATTATTAGGTTCCTTGAACGATTGCTACTACACCTTTTTGGTCTGTACGCAATTTAGATGCACCGTGCATCATTAAACCAGATAATACGTTACCGTAGTATACAGGGTCGTTTTCACGGTAGAACATTTTAATAGCACCCATAGCTGTACCAACGAATGAAGGATGGTAAGCAATAGCAGCACCTTGGTCAGTTGCAGCAGCACTTGTTAATGAGCCATCACCGTTAACTGCTTTAATTACCGGAGTACCTGTGTTATCGTAAACTAATACATCAGGGCGGATATAAATATCAAAGCCCATAATCTTAGCAACAGCACCAGTAGGTAATACAGGTTGACCGAATGCATAAGCAGCAGCTACGTTAGTGATGTTTAACAAGTCTACGTTATACATATAAGAAGGAATCAATAAAACACGACCTGATTGATGTACATTGTCTTTATCTAAGATGTTCTTAGCAGCAGTCAAATCAGCTAGGGTTAACATTTTACGTGAACCTGTTGCAGTTGAGTGAGGTAAGTTTAAAGTAGATGTAGATCCACTTGTTTGAACAATACGAGATGCACCAGAAGGAGCCCAAGCGTAAAGTGTTTGGGTAGCTACTGTGTACTTTAAGTTTTCCATAATGTTAAACAATACAGACGCACGTTTGTTATAACTAATTTGGATTTCTTCTAAGTTAGTTAACAAAATTGGGTCGATTGAATACTCATTAAGGTTGTACGTTAATTCAGTATCAGTACGTGAACCGATTGCAGCCGGTAAAATTGCACGATTTTGTTCTACACTTGATGCAGCACCAGCTTGAGGGATGTGAACTGTTTTAAAGTTAACCCACATTGAATGGTCTGTTGATTTTTGTAAGAACTCGTTATTTTGGTAAAAGTTATCTTGGATGTCTTTTGCCCAAACTTCTTGTTGTAATGCCATGATTTTTAGTTTTCTGTTTTTATGTTATTAATCTACTTGTACTACTGTTCCAACAGGGTAGAATTTACTTCCGTTGTAAATAAAACCTTGTGAAAATGTTTTACCAGCTACACCTGTAAATGTTGGAGCAGCAATACTGCTACCAGCAAAAGAGATTGCACTAGTGGTTTGTGTTTTAACTGTGATGCTCATTAATGCACCAGCTTTTAAGCCAGTTGCAGCAGTCACGCTGATTGTTGATGCAGCAGTTAATGTTGGTACACTTGCAACGTGGTTCATTTTGTTACTGATTGTTAAAGCAGTAGTACCAGTTGAAATTGTAAGAGGTGTTGAAATACCATTAGGCCATTGTGGCGTTGTTTGGTAAGTGAACGCAAACGCACCAATTATAGATGCTACGATTGCGAAGATTGCGATTGATTTTTTCATTTGTTTTTATATTGGTTTGTTTGTTTATACTGTTGGTTCTACTCCGTATTCAGCTTTATACAACATTGTATAAATTGCAGGAGCCTCGTTTTTAAGTTTAAGCAATCCGCTAGGGTCTTTCTTTTCCCAATCACGGCAAGTCCAACCTTCACGATTTTCAATGCCATTAGCAGCTTTTACATTTTTAAGGTCAAATACTACCGGAGCCTTAACTACGTTAGAAATCTTATCTAACATATTCTTAACAAATGCAAAGTTTTCTTTAGAACTTAGCGCATTAGCTAAAACAGCATCCTTTTCTTCTGCCTTAATTTTATCTTCTTTTACAGCAGTTTCAACAACTTCTGTAACCTCAGCTACGAAAGCAGCCTTTTCAGCCTCAACTTTCTCAGCCTCTTTTGCCTCAAATTCAGCAACTTTATTAGATAGTTCTTTGTTAGAGTTCTCTAATTCTGTAACCTTATTTTGAAACACCTCGATTGCATTAACAATCTCTAGTTCGGTAGCCTCAGCCCCTAAACTTAACTTGTTTTTGATGTTTTCCATTTTTGGTTTGTTTATTACTTTGTTATAAATTAAAGCCATATCGTAAAGACTGGCGTTGGTACTCATTTTAATTTTCTTATTATGACTGATAATCTCATCAACTATGCATTTATCCATACATTCCTGTGCGTTCATCCAAGTCTCTTTATCCATCATTTTAGCACACTCTTCTGCCGTCATTCCGGTGCGATTGCTTAAAATAGTGGTAATTGTGTCTTTTACTAAGGCTGTAACCGATTTATCTGTACCACCACTAGGGTTATGCATCATAAAAGTACCGTAATCAGCCATTGATACCTTTTTACCACATACAGCAACCCAACCAGCCGTAGACGCTGCCAAACCATCTATAAACGTGTTTACGGTCTTAGAACAGTTTAAAATAGCCGAACACATTGAATAACCATCTAAAACAGAACCACCAATAGAATTGATGCGTACGTTAATAACGCTTACTTGCTCGTTTTCATCTAGCCATTGGATAGCATTTGCAAAAGAACTTCCAGAGATACCGTAGTTAATACTCCCATCTTCATTAACCGTGTCACCTATTCGTTCATACAGATTAATAGTAGCGATGCCACTAGAAACATTGTCAATAAATTTAAAATTATTTACCACAATACAAAATTATATTGCTATATTTGTATATTTGTATATTAGTAACAATTTATAGCATGGCAAAAATCCCCCAAGACAAACGAAATAAAATCTTAAATGATTTATGTAATAAAAATTTAATGCAAAAAGAAATAGCTGCACGGTATGGAGTAAGTACCGCATTTGTTTCTCAGTTAAAAGAATCACACGAAAAGGGGGGGTTAAATATTGAGAGATTAATCAAAAAAGGCACTAGCTATAAAATACGAGTTACCTCTTATTTAAAGGGTACACTTAAAAACAAGTTTATTAAAGACTGTTTAGACAAGGGATATAACGAAAGTCAAATGTCTAACCACGTTTATGAAACTTACTACTTTATACAGGAATCAATACACAATTTTGAAAAGATTGAACCCAACAAAATTAAAGACTATTTAAAAGCACGGATTAAATTATGATTACTTGGTATGTAGTAACCAATGATGGTAGTTTTGAAACCATCACAATATTCCCTACTTATATAAGTTTTACTTATTCGCTTAATTAATAAGCCTTAGACAAAGTGTTTACAAGTGGCTCAACCGTTAACTGAATACTTGAATAAGTATAAGTACCACTAACAGTAGTTATAACAAATGTCCAATAATCCGTTGCAGTTGTTTGTGTTAATACGTAGTTATTAAACTGTGCCACCCTTTGAGCATTTGTGCCTAAAAATGAATCACCACAAACTAAATCATATAAAACACCATTTTTATAAATGTTCAATTCATAAGCCCCTGTCGGAGTTGTTGATGGTGTTGCTGTAACACATAAACTAACTTTATAACGTCCTAAATGCGGCGTTAATCTTCCGTTTGTAATATTAAAAATACCATCATCATCAATCGGTGATGCATCCCAACCTGTTAAAGTAAACGAAGTACTTGCTGCACCCGAACCAACACTTGTTAATTTAGCAAATACTGGATTTGCAATTAATTTCTTACAAGCTGAATAATCTTTAGTACCTGAACCACTAACAGCGTTGCTAATCACCATTGTGTTAATTTGGTGTACATTATTATATGAACCATCTGTAAATTGTACAGGGTCTCCGCTTTGATACGTAGTTGTTAATGTTAAAACTGCAACAGTTCCAGCAAAAGCACCACTAGCAGCAGCAACTTGATAAACCTCACCGTTATAATAAACTGAACCAGCAGATATATTAAAGTTTACCCCTGCTGTTCCTGTATCTACTAATCCTTCGATTATTACTACGTCCCCAGCCGAGTAACTATAAATTAGTTTCTTTAAAACGCTGTCAAATGTTTCTGTTATACCCTCTGTTAAGTGAGTAATTGAACGCCCTAATAAAGGTTGTTTTGCTGTGCTTGTTACTGAACTTGTAATTATTTTTTTCATAGTCTAATACGTTGTTACGTTGTATTGTATTCCGGCATAAACATACCTATCTGCTATATTTCTAACTCTTGCCTCACGGTCTGCTGACGTTGTAGCTAAAGAAGTGTATAAAGCCGATGGTACGTAAATTGTCATGGCGTACTGGTTTATTGTTGTTGTTGTTCCTAAAAAGTCATCCTGATTTGTTTCTGTTCCCAACTCACCTAATTCACTTGCACCATCTGTACCCATAAAAAAACCATTTACATCAACTGTATTGCGTGTTGTGTATATTGTTGGTAGTGTTGCATAGGTTGTGTTAAGATATAGGTTTAAAATGTACTCAAATAGCATTTTACCACCGTTAAACCTTGCGCGAGCATCTAATCCTACAAAGTCTTTATTAATCATTAACCAATAGTCAGTATTCTCAAAAGGTACTTCGCCTGTACTTGATTGTAAAGCATCGTAAATCTCATATCCGTATCTTACTTTATCACCCCTGTTATAAGTCGTTACGTTTGACCAAATAGCATAACCAGAGCCGTTGAAATACTTTTCTGTGTTTTTCCAAATAAGCTGTAACGGACGGCAAATAACTTTTAAAAAAGCTATAATCCTACTCTGCCTTAAAACAGGTGGAGTTAACTTTTCGGTTAAATAATCTATATCAAAATTGTAAATACTCATTAATCTACTATGTAAGATATTTTATCTGCAAATGTTTGCCCTGCTGTTGTTTCTTCAACAATGTAACCAGCCACAGTATCCCATTTACGATTATTGGTTGCTGATGCCAAACTAAACACAGTAGTAGCACTTGCAAAAGCTGTTGAGTTTTGACGCGCTTTAACAACACTTAGTCTAACATCCTTTACTCCGCTTACTGACTGGATTGCATCCTCAATTCCTACGATTGTAACCGAACCATTAAACGGTAATTCTGCTAAGTAAGTATTAATAGCCTGTTCTACGTTTGTTTGGATTTCATCAATATACTGACCGTCATAGTAAACATTACCCTCAACATAAAGTTTATCACTTGTTAGGTTTACTAAATCAAAAGTAATCCCAGCAGCCATGATACTATCAATATATGAATAAAGGGCTGTGTATTGTGCAGCACTCAATGTTGTTGGGGTTGTTCCGGTTGCTACCTTAATTTTAACCACTTTGTTTAGGTCTGTAACAACTGCACATCTTGAAATAATCTGTAAATCTGTGTAAACAGTTGGGTATTGCGGTACGTAATCAATTAAACTTAAAATCTGTGGATTAGTTGCCGAGTATTGAAACTTTAAAATCTCTTTCTGCAACCAAGCCTCTGTATTTGGGGCAGCATTTGAAACAAGCGCATCAATTTCATCTTTTTTGGTATCAAGTAATTGTTCAAAGTAGTTAATACATTGTGCTAAAACGCCTTTAAAAAGTTGGTAAATACTTGTTTGTGATGGATTGTTTAATGAACTTAAACCTGTTTGTAGGGTTTGTTCATCATCCATTTGTACTAATATATCTGATGTTTTACGTGCCATTATGTAATAACTGTTACTATTGTTGGTGTTAATACTGGTGTGTATGTACTCATATCCTGAGTTATACGTTTATCGGTGCTTAAATCTCTAACCTTAACTAAATAATCAATTTCAAATACTATTAAATTGTCAAAATCAAATATCTGGCGTTCATCTATTCTAACCAACTTGCTAACTGGATATTCTAATTCATCAGTATTATCTAAACATCTTAAATGTTGTAGTTTTTTGTGTACTAATTGTTTTAAATCATAAACTAACTCAGGGGCGGTATAATCTTCGAATCCTACATGAATGCGAATAATCATATCATAATCCTGACAGCCAGTTTGAGCCATGTCTCTAAAATTCTGTGGTAACAATTCGATAAAAGTAGCGGGTAGTTTGTAAACATCACGCTTTTCTTCTTTATCAAAATCATTATTCCACATACCAACGTGCTTAACTTGCTCAACTTCTGTTAAGGCAGTTTTAACACTTGTGTATATTACTTTTTGGCTCATCTAAAAACTCTTTCTAATCTTTGTTTGACTTTACGGTCAATCTTTTGAAACATATTATAACTATCCCCTATAAATTGACGTTTAGGCATTATAAAACCTTTACCACGCCCCGACCTTAAACCGTCATTGTGAACTTTGGCGTATTTGTTAGCGTTACCTGTGATGTAAATCAAACCTGAGTATTTACCGGTCTTTCTTTTAGCTATTGAACGTCTTAAAACTCCTGTACCCTTACCTACTAATATTGCCCTGTTACCTGCCCGACTTCTTTCGGTTCTTTTACGTGGTTGCCACTTTTCAACAAACCTATCATCAAAACCTTGCTTTCTAAAGTTCTCGGTAAAATGATTTTGAGCCGTTACCATCATATCAACCAAAGCAGATTCACAAGCCTTTTGAACTTGTTGTTGTAGTTTTCTTATTTTTCCTGCCTCGTTAAATCTCATGGCGTTGGTAAATTCCAATTAACCCTTGCTAAATCTTTATCCTTTGGTGCTACGTCGAAATATGGATGTTTTTTACTGTAAACTATCCTATCTAATCCTGCATTCATTCTAAATATTTCTGGCACGTTTTCAATCTTAATATCTTTCTTTGGAGTGATTGATTCCTCGGCGCTACCCTGCATTACGGTGCAGCGACAGTTCCAACCATTAGGCGGATAATATTTTCTCCAAAAACTGTCATTAATAGGTCGAGTTGTACCGTCTAAAGCAGCGTGTTCGGGACGCACCCTACCATCGCCTACGGTATGATAAGTAAGATTAGGGTATAGTTCTTTATCTGCTACAATTTCCTGCCATTTATTAGCACTCAACCCCTGACTTATAGCGAAGTTATACTCAGTTGTTAGGTAATTTACGTTATACGTTTTAAGTATCTCTAAAGCACCTTTTTTAAAGTCTGATAAGGTTTTAATCTCACCCTTACCGCTAAACAACTGTTTAAACTGTTCGCTTATTTCCCTTGTTTGTTGGTAGGTCTTAGCACCACTAAAATAATATACATTCCTTCGCATATCATTTAAAAGTGAATAAGCCTCAGAACTATATTGCAGTTCATCCAACGTACTTCCAAAGCCATTGTATAAAGCAGCCGTTAAAGCCTCGGCTATCTTCTTATATGTTTCATAATCCAAAGAACTTGTGGTGATACTTCCGTTTATTATCCCGTTAATTACACGTTCATAATCGGATTCACCAAATATCTCAATAGGCTTATCTGCCTTGTTTGTTAAACAACTTACACACATTAATCTGGGTAATATTCATTTAACTTATTCTTAAAGTTTGTCATTTGCTGAACTTCTTTAGGCTCAACATCAGTTCCATAAGTTTCTTTAATGTACTCAGGACTTAAATTAAAGTACTTCATTAACTCAGCATCAATTTTAATTTGTTCTAACGCATCACGTCCTTCTTCTTCTTCATAATCTATGCAATCAGTTTCACTCATTAAGCCACGAGCAACTAAAATAGGCTTTAACTTGTAATTAAGTTCAGACATAATAAAGTGTTCATCTGCCTCCTCATAAGTATCTAATACTCTTTCGTGAACTTCTGCACTACCTGAGAACGCCTTTTCATCCATTGTTGATGTTTGACCTAGATATAACTTTGAAATCTCATTGTTAACCATCTTAATCATATCATCAAATACCTTAGATGCGTCTGAGTTATTAGAATCAATGATTTCAATCATATCATCCTTTTTGAACAGTCCCCACTTACTTACCCCAAAATTAGATAAGAAGTTTTGCATATTGTTCTGTGTGTTTGGATCAGTTGAGTTTGTTTTACCTATTCTTAACGGTACACCAAATCCCTCCTGATATTCTGCCCAAGCACCCATAGCATTCTTTTTCCAAATAATATACGGACTTGCTTTCATTAATAAACCAAGATTCCATTCGTTACCGATTGAAACAACCCAATCTTGATATTCTGGTAGGGTGTAATCTATTCCGGTTTGGTCGGTATAGTTAGCAATAACACAATGTTTAGGAGGGTTAACATATTGTCTAGGGATTAATTGACAGGTTAAAAACTCCTTTTTAGCCTTATCATAATCACCTAATTGAATTAACGAGTGTCCCCAATTAATGGATTCAAGTGAATAATTGATAAAATCCCTAAACCATTTCTTTTCTAATAGTTCAGATTTAGTTTCGTCAACTTCACCAGTCTCGTTTTTAATTACAAATTCTTTTCTTAGTGTTAAATTCTTTCTTTGCTCCCAAGCTGCCGATAAATGTGCGTCTAACACAGTATTAACATAGACTTGATATAATTGGTAACGATTAGGATAAATGTAATTCTCAGCCGCTAAAACACCGTATTTATAAGCAGCCATATCACTAGCAACTCTGTAAATATGTTGTTTATAAGCTATAAAATCACCTAGCGGTTTAGGCTCAGGTGATACGTTTGTAATTTCTTTAGCTTTACTTATTTCGAATCCAAATAGTTTCATTACCACAATAAATTATCTTGTTTATCACGGCTTTGACCGTGCATAATTGAATAGAGGGGCGTTGAGTATATCTCAGGTAAATCCGCACTTACAAATCCTTTTGCTACGTTTTTCAACCACCCCAACGCACCACCTCTATCATCGGCACTATCACCGTTATACGCTTGTTTAATATGGTCAGGTATTGCTCTCGCTGGTACTGACCTCATGAAATGATAAGCTGTAATATCTAGTAAAAAACGAACTAATAAAGCGTTTCTATTATCACCTTTTGTCCATTCATAAGCAGTTGTTTCTAAATCCCAATAATTTGTATCTGTTGGTAAATTTCCTGCTGTTGGTGCAATGTTTTTATAAGTGTACTTGTTACCCATGTAGGTAACTATGTTAAATTGTGCGTAGGTAATTTCATCGTGATACTCAATATCTGGCGTTAAATTAGCCGCAATAGTGTAAGTTGTACCACTACCCCAAATATTTACGCTTGTTGATGCACTTGGCTCAATATTCTTACATGATACTGTTGCTGTGTATTGTTTGTTTTTGTACCAAACCACATCACCAGCTAAATAAGTAGTATCTTTATCCCACTCATCACCTGGCAGGGTAACATAATATAAAGAATAATCTAAAACACGTTTAACCCAATAATCTGTATTATCTGGGCTAATACCTTGAGCAGCTAAATAGCACTCATAAATATAACCCTCAAAACTTACCCTGTTACCAACAGTATAAGCTGTTAAATCATTATATTCTGATTCTGTGTACTGTACTAATGCCTTTGCGGAGTAAGTACGTAATGAATCGTAAATTGTCGTGTCTGTGAAAATACTTGAAACTATGTAACGCTGGTTTAAATAACTAGCCATTTCAAGTTGAGCCGCCTGTTCAGCATCTAACCATTGATTGTAGTTAGAATCTATTAAATCTCTAACTGTATCTGATAATGTAACTTTTAAATAGTCTGTATCGGTTAGTAATCTTGCCATTAAATACAAAATTACCTAATATGTAAATATATTGCGTAAATTGTTACTATTATATAAATAAAAAAGCCCTTTTTTAAGGGGCTTATTAGGATTGTATGAAACCAAACAACTAACTATTAACTTCAATCCTAAATACTCATTATTTTATCAGCAAAGCTACGTTCATCAACTATTAACTTTTGCTTTTCAATGTCCTCAATGTTTATAACTGTTTTCTTTTCCTGAATGCATAATTTAACATCCGTTACATAAACAGCCTTTAATTTAGGTTCTAATTCCTTTAACTTTTTCATAAACTTCTTAACTTCTTTGCTAAGTAGTTTCTTATCGTACTGTTGCTTTTCTGTTTCTGTCATAATCTTAGTTTATCGTTTCTTACTGAATGTCCGGTTAATCGTTTGTAATTACTCATATCTCCGTTTTGGTATGTTTCAAAATGTTCACTCCATGCCTCACATAAAAAGTAATCCATTGAATCAGAGTGATGGTGGTACTTTTCATAACTTGTACCATTTGCTCCCTTTACCTTTTCTTTGTGCTTTGTGCCGTCTGCTGATTCCTTACCAAAAAGCAAATCATTTTTCAAATATACACTTTTTTCATTAATATACACATACAAGCCGTTAAAATTATAATCAAATATTGAGTTTATAAACTGCCCCCTCATGTGAACTGGTGGGTGTGCGTTTGCTATCCTTAACTCTGGTCTGAATTGTGCCAGTTCGTTACTTATTATGGTATAATCGTTAAAACCTTGTTCTGACCTTGTATCTTCTTGCCTTCCTGATGGGTCTCCATAAATAAACATTCCTGTCTTATGGTTTCTGTATCGGTACATTATTTCCCTACATATTGACTTTGTATCGTTATTAGGGCTTTCTGAGGCTATCTCACCAATATTGTAAGCCGTATTACCTTGCAGTTGCCAAATAGTACAACTCATGTAAGGGTTTACGTTAAAGTCAAAACTAATATGTAAAGGGATATTTGGATTATACTCATTTACTTTTGTGTTTTTGCCTATATCAAATTTCTTATAGAACAACCCACCTAGTTGTTTATTACCCCAATTACCCAAACAATAAACCGTGTAATAATATGGATTAGTTCGTTTAAGGTCTAATAATAAGGCTCTAAATTCATCCGGCAACCACTTATTGTCTAAATGGGTGCTGTGGTGTACTGTGTATGTCAAATCTACGCTTGTATCTTTGTTTACTTCAAACCTTCTAATATCACTAAATGTCTGATTAACTGGTTTATCTTTAAAAAAAGCCTTCCAAAACCAATGGTCTTGATAATTTCCCTCAACTTCTGGATTTATTGTAAATACCTCCTGTAAGTAACTAGCCCTTTGCGTACGTATTGAACTTGTAATTGTAATAAAATCGGATTCCGTTGGAATATCTTCTTCGAACCAGCAGCCAGTGGGGTCTTTAACTGATTTTAGGGTAGTTGTATCATCACAGCCACGAGCAAGAAACATATTCCCATTTAAACAATGAATCTCTAAAGGTTGTAGTTTGAAAACAAATAATTGGCTCAAACCCAATTCTATAATAATATCTTTCAAGGTTTGGTAACTCGAATCTTTGATTGTATTGTATTGATTCCTTATAAGAATATAGCGAAAGTAAGGCTCTGTCAAACATCTGAAAATAAGTTTTTTAGCTATTGCGTTGGATTTAGAACTACCCCTACCGCCATAAAGGATTAAATACCTGTCTTTATTATTTATAAGTGGTTCAAATGTCGGGTTTATTATATCCGACCATTCACACCAATTAACCTCGTACTTTAGCATTTTTACCGTATATGGCTAGTGCCTTTTCTAGTTTCTTTTTGTCTTGAATTATCATATATCGTTTGGTTTATTTACGTTTATAACAATCTTGTTCTCAGGATTACCTTGAGAATCCTCCCTACTACGCTTAGGCTTAAAGTACTCAATAAACATTGTGTAATAGAAAATGAATTTATCTGGTGGTGCATTTCTTATTATTTCCCTTGCTTTTTCTGCCCCTTCTTCTGTCAGGAAGTCGCCTAAAGAATCCCAAGCCTTAGTCTTTTCACTTAAAGCCCCTTTTGGTTTGCCTTTTGGGTTTCCTGAAACACCCTTTTTAAATCCCATTATTGTAATCGGTTGAAATTTACAACAAATTTAACACTTATTTCTGTAAAATAAAAATTAATTTATCAATCTTTTTATCTACATTATTACTGGCTTTTACAAAGTTAGCATAGTTTATTAAGGTTTGGATTTTATGGGCCTTTTCTTTAGGCTCGTTGTTTCTTAGTATTTTGCTCATAGTTTCTTTTTTAGTTGTTTTAACATCTTTTCATGTTCTTTATGGGCTTTCTTAAAGTGTGTGCGTTCATAACCCCCTCTGCATTCAACGTATTTACCTGAGGTTCTTTCTGCCATTTGTTTTAGGTGTTTTGTAAATCTTTCACAGATAAAGTAATCCTCTAAAGTAGTGTTGTGTTTGTAGCTTACAAAGCTAAAGTTATCTTCTTTCATAATCTGTTATAAACTAATGTTTTAAAGTTGTTAAGGCAGTTCTCTTTTCCTTTGTTGGCTATCATGTCAATGTTTTGTTCAAATAGCCTTAATACGTTTTTTTTAATTGGTGGCTCTTTTAATGTCTTTCTTACGTGTTGTAACACTCCCAGGTACTTCATATCTATGCCCCTGTTTATAAATCTTTCGTACTCCCATAAGCCTATAATCTTTAACTCTCCGTTTAGTTCAACTACGTATCGAGTTCCTTTTTTACCACTCATTTCAATTCTAGTTTAAAGTTAGTTAATTTACAGGATTCAAAAAATCTTTTAAGTCCTATTCTTTTTATTGTGTTAATGTAAGTATGGTTTGAGCTTAGGTTGTTTAAAAGGTCGCTAAACTGTTGGGCTGTTATTTGTCTCGCGTTTTTCTTTTCTCTAATAGATGCCTCGTATTCAATCTTTGCTTCTTTTTTTATTTCCTCTTTTTCTTCTAATGTCCAGTTAATTAACTTTTGGTCTTGCCATAAAAAGTCATAGTAAGGAGCTGGGCTGTATGGTAGTTGATTGCTTTTAACATAGGTTTCATAAGCTAGGTAAATCCCTTTAATTAACCGCTCACGCTTTTCTTCCGGTGTAAGTTCTTTGGTTAATTCCTTATTTACCGCGTCTAAATATACTCTCATACTTTCTGCCCTTTCAGGTCTTTCAAAATAAGATTTAATAAATTTATGGTATGTAGCTGCACATAGCCCGAAATATTCGCCAAATTCGCCCCTTATCCCCATTTTAAACGCCTCTTGTAGTTCTTCTATGGTTAAGTCCTTAAACCGCCCTGTAAGCTCTCCTATTAGTGTATCGTATTGAAAAGCTAACATTTCAGCCGTTACAGCTTTTGTTTGACCTGATTCTGTAAAAGCTCTATTTACAATTATCTTTACGGAGTCCCTCACTTGGTTAGGGTGTAAGTCTCTTATTGACTTCTTACCAATACGACTTATTGCAAATGTTTGAAGTCTTAAAGGTAAACTGTCAAATTCATATTTTTTAATTAAATCCATTAAAATAAAGTTAAAATACTATTCTTTTCTTCTGCAAATGCCTTATGGTTACTTGCGTTTATTTTAAAATAAGATTCTTTTAATTCAATACTAATGCTTTTACGGTTCATCTTTAAAGCCGAACATCCCTCAGAACCGATTCCTCCAAATGGACTTAAAACAGTTTCGCCTTCATTAGAGTACAAATGTAATACTCTTTCAATAGTATCCAACTGCAAAGGGCAAATATGTTTTTCATCATTACCATCCCGACCAGAGCGATATTGTAAAGTCCGGCTATAATCAATATCCATCCAAACTGGGCTAGCGTATTGCTGCCATAAATCAACAGGTAAATAATCTAATCTACTTTGGTCTTTATCCTGATGAGTAATTGGTACTTCATTCTCCCCTTCGTTTCTAAAGAATAAAATATAGTCAGGAATACCTACTCTTGTCATAGAGCTATCCTTTTTAATTGTTTTATGTAGTAATCCTAATGCCTTAGTACGTTGCATTTCTGTTACTGGATTCTTCCAAATTGTAACCCTTGAATGGTAAATAAATCCGCATTCCTGAAACCAATCAATTAACATTCCGCTAAAATCTCTTAACCCAATATACCCCTCTTTACCCTTCTGAATTGGTAGGTCCATACAATGAATGGCACAAATACGCCCTTTCTTTAATGTTCTTTTTAACTCAGGTATAAGATATTTAAAATGTTGTTCAAATTGTTTGTAATTCTGAACATTACCCATATCCTCCTCTTTATCAGAATAAACGTATAACTCTGCAAATGGAGGGCTAAATACAATAATATCCGCACAATTATCTGGTAGTCTTTTGGTTTCCTGAACACAATCTCCATTAATTAAATGGTAGCTATCTGTTTTAATTTCTTTCTTTGTAATCATTATTTTTGATTTATTTGATTTATAATTTGATTCACTTGAATATTTTGCCATTTCCTGTATCATTTCCTTATGACGTTGCTGTTTATCTAAAATGGTTTGGCGTACATTTGTTTGACTTTCAGGTATAAGAATATGAACAGTTACTTTGTTCTTTTGACCAAAACGATAGCACCTTCTTACTGCCTGATAAAATGCCTCGAATTTAAAGTCGTAGCTCATAAATACCATTTGGTGGCATTGTTGGTAGTTCATACCAAAACTAGCTATACTTGTTTTAGTTACAAGTGTTTTAAATTCAGACTTAGCAAAACCATTTAAGTATTTAGCTTTGTACTCTGGACTATCAGACCCCTGAACATTTACAGCGTCTTTTAATCTTTTGGCTATTTCATCGGTTTCATTATTTTTAAGCCCCCAAACAATCCATTGTTCATCATTTGAATTTACTAACTCTATTGCTTTTTCTAAACGCTTATCAAATGAACGGTTTAAATCTTTATGTAAATCTGTAGCACTAACAGCAACATCCCCGAATAGGTTTTCTGTATTGTTTTCAGTTGTTATAATATGTTCTATGTATTCTATTTCCGGTAAATCATAACCTTGATGATTAAAGCCTAATGTATCTGGCTTATCAATAGCAATAGACCAACTACATACATACTTCCAGAAAGGGTCTTTAGCGTGCTTTCTAAGCCTCCATTTAGACGTTTCACCTCCATCGTGAACAAAGTACATAGCCAACATTTCTAAATAACTCATAGCCCCTAAAAACTCTGAATGCTGCCCTAACTCCATATGGTCATTTGGTGAGGGCGTTGCAGTACAAGCTAACTTATAAGGAGTGTTTTTAAATGTTGAAATTATTAAACTGCTTAGTTTACCATCCCTTCCTTTTAAAATACTTGATTCATCTAAAACAACTCCTGAATATTGGTTAATGTTTTCTATGTTTTTTAATTGGTCATAATTGGTAATATCAAAACTATCCGTATTAATTCCAAACTTTAATGCCTCTGATTTAGTTTGTTCTACTACTGCCAATGGTGCTAAAATCAATACAGGCATATTAGTATGTTTCCAAACAGCCTCCGCCCAACTTAACTGCATAAGTGTTTTACCAAGTCCACAATCTGCAAAAATTGCAAACCTACCCTTTGATAATGCTGTTTTAACCGTAAACTTTTGAAAGTCAAAAAGGTTAGTATTTAGTTCTGATTCATCTATTTCAAATCCAGACTCTAAAAATGTTTTACGCTTTGTTTCTAAAAACTTTAAATATTCCATTATGACCTACGTATTTCTAAGTTAATATTGTGATAAATATCAGTAACTCTCTCTAAGTACTCATTATCAACTGTTTTTGATTTTTCCAATTCATCTAATAACATCCATCCTTTACGATACCAATCGTTAAATACTTGTTTAGGTCGCTGTTTTAACTCTCCAGTTAAATACTTGCTCTGCTCTACCGTAGCTTTAAATAAAGCCATTAGTATTGCTGATTCTTTTTTTAGTTGTTCAGTCATTTGTTTTGGTTTTTATGATTGTTTATACATTTTGTTAATTGCGTTTATTAATGGGTTGGTTTCTTCTTTAGTTTGCGTTTTTTTATGTTCTTCGTAGCTTTTAACTACCCAAGTTAAGATAGCCCCGTAGTCGCTTTTGTAGGTTTTACCCTTGCTTAGTTTGTAGGCGTTTAGTTTATCCAACATCCAGTTAGTTGGTTGTTCACCATATTCACTAACTAACTTGTCAAATTCAGAAAGTGTGAGGTTTACTAAATCCCTATACTTTACTTTATCTTTTACTTTAACTGTTACTTTATCTTTTACTTTAACTGTTACTTTATCTTTATCGGCATAATTCGCATCATGTTTTATGCGTTCGGATGCGTTCGCATTCCATCGCTTATTGGCATTATCCTTGTTTTTCAATGACTTATCTTCCCACTTCTTTAAATCCCTTTTAAGATTTTGTCTAATTGGCTCGAAAACAATTTGAATTAATTTGCTTGGAGGCTCTGGATTCTGGTCGTTTATGTACCTTAAATAATGCTTAAAAAGCAGTCCGGCATCTGAATCGTCAAGCTGTTCAATAGTGTGAATAATGTCGCAGTAAAGTAGTACTGATTTTTTATTTTGTGCCATAAAAAAATACCCTACTAAAAACTAGGCGACCCACAAATGTAGAACACACAGGGCTAATTTCGTTCGGGATATTTTCAAAGTTTTTCATTGGTCGCTGGTACAAATATAGTTATTATTTATCTATCTGCAAAATTTATTTATTATTTAATTAACAACTTATTAACACGTTTAGTCTTATGCCCTTTGTAAGCTCTAATACTTAAAAGTGCTTTGTTTAACTTTTCTTCTGCCTTCCTTAAATCTTGTTTTAAGTAGGCTAGTTTGTTAATTGTGAAGTCTATTTTAGTTTGCATAGGATTTTATTGATAGTGTCTAAATCTACTTCGTATTGACCATTACAACCTACGTTTAAAGAGTGTACGTTGTGCATACATAATACTTCTTTAACTTTTTCAAAATCATTTTTTGAGTAAGCTAAACCATTAATAAATGCATTACCATATTTAAACTCAATAGGATATTCACCTATTTTGATTGTTTCTTCTTGGATTATTTCTGCCCATTTGCCGTCTTTAAAAATATAAGGATTAGAACAAAATTTATTAAAAGTTGCCATTCCTTCATCGCACCATAAACCATTATCATCAAAAATATAACTAATTTCACCTTGAGTATTATAAGGGCGTATTTCTCTTTTTTTACAATTATCAGATATTGATGATATAAATTTATTTCCAATATCATAAAACCCCCTCTTTTTTGCTTCGGCAATTAAAGCATCTCTTACTTCTTTGTCTGTGGCCGGGATAAACCATTTACCGCTACAATATAAATCTGTTCTCCATTCACCATAAGCAATACCATAATTATCATAATTAGAAGTTCTAAATATAATCTGATTAGTATTTTTGTATTTATACCACCTATTTAATTCTAATTCTTTAGGTTCTTCTTTAAGCAAAGCATCTATACGCTCGTTAAATTCTTTTCTTAGTTGTTCGATTTCTTTTTTCATGTTGTTTTTGTTTATTTATAAATTCCTAATCTTTCGTTTAACAAATTTCTTAATTCTAATCTTTGCGAGTTCGTTAATCCTTCCAAATTTAGTGTTTGTAAGTAACGTTTAAAAGTTCTTATTTTTACCATAATAGCCTTATAGTCTTCTCTTGTTAAGTGCAATGGTTCTATTTTAGGTAATTCAAATTTAACATATTCCCAATATTGTTTACCGTATCTATTAATTAATCCATTATCATAACCAATTATATTAGCTGATAAATGCTGATTACAATGATTATCCTGTAAATGTATATTGTGAGCATGAATGAATATAGTTGGATTTTTACCCCTTGAGTGATAGTGTCCAGCCTCACCATGTCCATATTTACGATTACCACAACTTATGCAAGGCATTGAACTGTCAATCATTCTAATTAGTTCGTTAAACTCATTTTGTGCTTTGTTTCTTAAAAAATTAGAATCTTCTAAGTCGTTTTTCATTTTACTAACCCTTTTCTTAACCTCACGTTCTGAGTTATATTCTAATGCACAATTAGGGCTGCATACCATTTGTAAAGGCGTGTATGGATTAAACTGAGTCCCACACATTTTACATTTCTTAGGCTTTGGCTTGTATTGGATAGGTTTAACCATTTAATCTAATTTTGACCGATAATGTTCAATAATCTTATTCATTTCATTCTTATAAAACATCTCAAAATCTAATTCCGAGTTGCTTTGTTCGTGCATTCTAAACAATACAGCTCTTAACCTTGAACTTTCTGATTTAGGTTTTTTACCTACCGCCACACTTGTATTGTCAACCAACTCAGCCTCTAAAGATGTTATATTGCTGTCTGATATAAGTACCTTGCAAAACTTATTCCTAAAGTTAAACAAGGAGGCAGCCGTTGTACTATCCACTTCCTGAGTAGATAATACAACCTTTAAACTGCCATCTTTTAGAGTTGATATACCGTCAACTATTGATTCTAAAATTAACTTCATTACTTAATCTGCAAATTGTTATTAATTACTAATTCAGCCCCTTGCACACTCTGCCCTTCTTTAATAGCTTGTTTAATGGCTGTTTTATCCGGTTCTTTTGTTGTCTTAACTCTTATAAACCTAGAATCTAATTGAGACATATCCTGGATAATTACAGATTCAGACTTTCTAAAGTTCACTTTTAATGTAGGGCTTTTTAATTCTAAGATGCCGTATAACTCCATAGCACCTTTTAAAGTTGTTTTAAGCCTGTCTAATGCGTTTTTACGGCTAGTTTTTAAAGCCTCTAAACGTGCAATCTCAGAATCTATGGTGTCAATATCGTATTCAAACTCTTTAATCAGATAGCCATACGCTAACCCCTTTGCCTGAAGTTCCTGTTGGTTGATTTGTAGTTGAGATTCTGATTCAACCGTTAACTCGTCGTTTGTCAGAGCCTCCGCAAGTTGGAGGTACTCTGACGATATTTGATAAAGTGATTTCATATTATCCTTTTGTTAAAACCCATTTGTAAAAGTCATTTGCTAAAGCTATAACATCTGTTGAATCTGTACAACCAGCCTCTTTTAAAAACGCAACAGCAGTACTTAACGAACTTTGAGCCACAATTAAATTCTGTACGTTTAAGACAGGGTTATTTTGTGGGGTTGGTTGAGTAGCTTGTGGTAATGGTTGAACGCTTTTAGCTTTGTGATATTCAAAACCATCATCTGTGATTTCATAGGTTAATTCCCAACCTTCTTTAAGTTCTTTCTTTTTGCCGATTTCAATCTTATCACCATTATCCATAACTAATTGATGGTAAATTGTAGTTCCGAAACTGTTAGTAAAGTCTTTCTTACCAACTACTTTTGTGATTTTTGCTGTTTTCATTTGTTTTTATATTTATTGATTACTTATTTAATTCTAACCACTTTTTACACGTTTCAAATGCCATTACTCTATATTGAGATTCTATATTTCCATCGTTAGGAAATTCTTTAGGATTATTCCAAAAGTAAGATTCCCATTCAGAAAGTAAACGTGTATAACAGCCTAATTTAATATAAAGTTTATCGTCATCTGAAATTATCGGCATACAAATATACTTATAAAGCCCTGTAAATACTTGTGCTTTTTTGATTTTAATATCACCCAAGTCAGCACCATGCAAGTAAGCACCACCCAAGTCAGCACCACCCAAGTAAGCACCACCCAAGTCAGCACCACCCAAGTCAGCATCACGCAAGTCAGCACCACGCAAGTCAGCACCATCCAAGTCAGCACCACCCAAGTCAGCACCATGCAAGTAAGCACCACCCAAGTCAGCACAATGCAAGTAAGCACCACCCAAGTCAGCACCATGCAAGTAAGCACCACCCAAGTAAGCACCACCCAAGTAAGCACCACCCAAGTCAGCACAATGCAAGTAAGCACCACCCAAGTCAGCACCACCCAAGTAAGCACCACCCAAGTCAGCACCACCCAAGTCAGCATCACGCAAGTAAGCACCACGCAAGTAAGCACCATTTTTTACCGCTTCTATTAACGTGTCTTTAACCGTGTTATTTTCTTTACTGTATTCAAATATAATTGAGCCAGTCCATCTATTTTTAATTTCTATTTTTATCATTATTTCTTACGTTTATTGATTAATACTCTGATTCCCTCACCTATTACCGCTACTAGCATAAAGGCAAATATAAATAATAATAAGTTTAGCATTTGTTTTCTGTTTTTTGGTTTAATAATCTAATTTGTTTAATTGTTTCTAATACCTCAAAACTTGCATCTACATAAGCCGCCTGAGCAGTTAAATGCTTGTTTAAGGTGCTTTTTTTATACAACCTATCTTCTAAGGCGTTTAGTATTCTTGTTTCTTCTGTTGTCATTTTACTTGGTTTATAATTGTTAATATTTGACATATTCCGTATTGGTTTCTTTCTAGGCATCTTGTAACCTCACCACTTACTATACAATCCTGACAGTAATAATCATTAGTATCAGGGTCTTTAGCTACTACTTCGTGCTTACATCCGCAAAGCTCACATTTATACTTATCATTAGGCATAGAATCTAATCTATTAATGTGGTGTATTGCTTGTTGTTCTGGTGTCATTGTTTTGGTTTTATGGTTGTAAAAGTACAAACAAAAATTATATCCACAATAGGTTTATATAAATTTTAACATAATTTAACAAATAAATATTTTGTGTATTAGTTTAAGTATGTATATTTGTGCATGAAAAAGATAGAATATATTGGTATTTCAAAAAGAAAAAGTTTAAGATTTAAAAAGAACTCTTTTTTATTATCTCAATCACCTTCTAGTAATGGAATAATAAATATTACTGTTTTGTCATACGGTTTTTTAGGTCCTTACGCAGTAAATAAAAATAAGGGTTATTTTATTAAAAATACCTCTATGCTATTAGAGGACCTATTAGATTGCTATGAATTTAAACAAGGTGTAAAATATATTAAAGAATAATGTTTTTTATAGAAGATTATATTATGGAATCTACAAAATGTAAAGGATGTATTAATAATTATTATGTTTTTGATTTATCCGATTATCATTCTGGATGTGCAAAATGTGGTAAAATAACTTATTATCATCCAATACCAGTTGGCGTTTTAACAAATCATGGTCCAATTAAAAGTTATAAAAGAGTTAGATTTGGAGTTGGTAAATATAGGTATTTTATAGGCGATAATTGTTATTCAGAAGAACAAATAGAAAATATATTAAAAAATGGATAAAAAAAACAACATTATTGACATAAAATTTATTTTTGATAAAATTATAAGATACGAAAAATTAGGGTTTAGCTCGGAATATATACACGTAGCCATTA